TCTTTCGGGATACTCCACATTCTCTGGAAGTTATAATGATCTAACTGACAAACCTACATTCTCAGTATCAGATCTATCTGATGTAAGTTCCACATCTCCATCAACTGGTCAGGTATTGAAATGGGATGGTGCAGAATGGTCACCTGCTGCTGATTTGACTGCATCTGGTACTGGTATTGCACTATCAGATATATCAGTTAATGTACTTTTAGTAGGTACTGCAAGTTTATCATATAATAATACTACTGGTGTATTCAGCTATACACCTCCAGATCTTTCGGGATACTCTACATTTTCTGGAAGTTATACAGATTTAACTAATCAACCCACATTATTCTCCGGAAGTTATACAGATTTAACTAATCAACCTACATTATTCTCAGAAAGTTATAATGATCTAACTGATAAACCTACATTATTTTCTGAAAGTTATAATGATCTAACTGATAAACCTACATTATTTTCTGGAAGTTACGTAGATTTAACTAATAAACCAACAATTCCTTCGTCATTAAATGATTTAATTGATGTATTAATTTCAGGAACTCCTAATGATGGAGCGGTTCTTAAATATAATGGTACAAATAGTAGATGGGAATTAGGTGCTGACCAAAATAGTGGAACAGGTGGTGGTGGATCAGGTGGCGGTGGTAATGTTGCCGTAGGGTCTATCATGATGTGGTCGGGGGCTATCGTTGATATTCCTACTGGATGGCAACTTTGTGATGGTACAGGCGATTCTCCTGATTTAAGAGATAGATTTGTTGTAGGTTCTGGTAGTACTTATGCAGTAGGATCTACGGGTGGTAATGCAGATTCTACTTTACCATCTCATACACATACTTTTTCTGGTAGTGGTACTTCAAACGGTACTACTGATAGTCAATTAAGTAATCACTCTCATAATGTTTCTGGTTCTGGTAGTACAAATAACACCGGAAGTCATAGTCATAACTGGGGTGCTAATACATGGGCAGTACAGAGTGGTAGTAATGCTGATGCATTAGATAATCCTCAAGGAAATGGTGGTGGAAATAAAAGTTCAAATACTTCTAGTTCAGGATCACACTCGCATAATGTAAGTATAAGTGGAAGTACAAATAGTTCAAATCTAAGTCATAGTCACAATGTTAGTGTTAATGTAAGTCTTAGTGGTAATACTGGAACTGCGGGTATCTCTTCTGTTGGAACAAATATCCCCCCATATTATTCATTATGTTTTATATACTGCACAACTGCTTCTGGTGGCAGTACTAGTAATTTTATTGAACTAGATGATTTATCAGTTAATGTACTCTCAGCAGGTACGGCAGATTTATCATACAATGATGCTACAGGATTATTTTCATATACACCACCAGATCTTTCAGGATACTCTACATTCTCTGGAAGTTATAATGATCTAACTAATCAACCTACATTATTTTCAGGAAACTATAATGATCTAACTAATCAACCTACATTATTTTCAGGAAGTTATACAGATTTAACTAATAAACCAGCAACTCCTACAGGATACACAAATTCTGATGTTGACTCGCATTTAAATGTAACATCTCCTCCAACTAATGGTCATGTATTAAGTTGGAATAATGGCGACTATGCTTGGGTAGCACAATCTAGTGGCGGTAGTAGTGGAGGTTCAGGAACAACATATCAATGGGCAGATGGTGTAGTAGCGTCTGGATGGAGTGCTAGCGACCTTTCATCTGAGATGTTTGATGGAAGTTTGACTAGTTGGTCAAAAGCAGAAACTACAAGTGCAGATTACCTAGGATGGGATAATACTGCTAATGGTGCAAATCTTCCCATACTTAATGGTCCTGTAGAAATTTTTGTTAGATATGCAGATACTGCAAATTACACGTATGAAGTAAATGGAGCATCTGTTACTCCAGATGTAAGTGGAGCGGTAGGAGCTACTGGTGGTTGGGTTACTCTTACTTCTGGGACTGCTGGTAGTTTTAAAGTTTCAACTACAAATACCAGTTTAAATATTTCAATTTCCGGTGTTAAATCAAACGGATTATTATTGACTCCAACTGCATTATACAATGACACTAATGGTTCTTATGAAAATTCTAATGTAGATTCACATCTCAATATTAGTAGTGCTTCTTCAGGTCAAATTCTCAGTTGGAATGGTTCTGATTATGCTTGGGTAGCAGATCAGACTGGTGGCAGTGGTGGCAGTGGTTCATCAGATCCCATAGGTACTATTGTTGCCTGGGCAGGATCAGTAGCATCTATTCCTAGTGAGTATCAACTTTGCGACGGAAGTGCCGCATCAACATCAGAACTTCAGGCAATCACCGGTTCTAATGTACCCGATTTAAGAGATAGATTTATTGTTGGTGCCGGTTCTGCATATGTTGTTGATGCTATTGGTGGTAGTACTGATTCTATTTTAGTACAACATTTTCACGCAGGTCCTGAACACTCTCATGGAATAACCACATCCTTTAATATTAGTGGTAATGGTACTACTAGTACTGAAGATGTCCCCCACACGCATGCTATTCAGGGAACTGTAGGAACTGGTTCTGGTCTGGCATTAGGAACTAATTATACCGGTGATTATTCACCAAGAAGTACAAATGCAGCAACTGATACAAATCATAGTCATACATTTAGTTTTAATACTACAGCAAATCTTTCTGGAAGCACCATTGCTAGTGGTACTGGAAGTACGACTACAGTAGGTGAGAGTGGATCAGGAAAGAATCTTCCACCATACTACTCTCTTTGTTACATGATTAAGCACACTGCTTCTTCTAGTAGTGGAGGTATTGCTCTAACCGATATTTCAGTAAGTGTTAATTCACCAGGAACTGCCGGTCTTTCTTATAATAATGGTACAGGTGTATTTACTTACACACCACCAGATTTGACATCAGGATCTGATACTTTAGATACTGTTCTTGCTAGAGGTGCAACAACAACTAGGGATATTAACACAACAGGTAAAGTATATTTTGCAAACGTATTCTCTACCACTGGAGATCTTCCAAGTGCATCCTCTTATCATGGCATGTTTGCTCATGTACATGGAACTGGTAAAGGATATTTTGCACATGCAGGTGCTTGGGTTCCATTAGCAAATGAATCTCAAATTGCGAATGCAACTGAATGGGATACTGCATATGGTTGGGGTAACCACGCTAGTGCAGGGTATTTAACTTCTATTGGAAATATCAGTGGACATACTGATGTAAATGCATCGTCAGCAAGTGATGGAGATGTTTTAACATGGAATAGTAGTAGTAGTACTTGGACTCCTCAGGCATCATCAAGTGGTACAAGTGGAACAGTTACTCAGATAGATACAGGAACAGGAATTAGTGGCGGTCCTATTACATCTAGTGGGACTATAGAATTAGCAGATACTGGTGTTACAGCAGGTACATATAATAATCCAGACCAAATTGTAGTAAACGGTCAAGGACAGATTACTTCCTTGACTCAGGGTGCAGGGGCATCAATTCCAACTGGAATTATTGTGATGTGGTCTGGTTCTGCAAGTAGCGTTCCTTCTGGTTGGGCATTATGCAATGGTCAGACGGTTTCAAGTAGTACTACTCCAGATCTAAGAGGAATGTTTATTGTGGGTTCCGGAGGAACTTACAGCACTGGAGATACTGGTGGTAGTGAAAATGTAACTTTAACAACATCAAATTTACCTTCCCATACTCATACTATTTCTTCCCATACTCATAATATTGGTAATCATAGTCATACTGTAGACAGTCATTCCCATAATATCGGAAATCATAGTCATAATGTCGGAAATCATAGTCACAATTTTAGTGGCAGTGGTTCCGGTAATACAAATAACGCTGGAAATCATACTCATACAGGCACAAAACCTATACCACTGCATATCAATAGTGGAGATACTGATAGAGGAACTGGTAGTTCTAATTTTAGTGTTGATACTACTACAACTCAATCAACCAATGCTAATGGTTCTCATTCACATAATGTGTCTGTCTCAGTTAGCGGATCTACTAACAGTGGTGGTCCTGGATCAACTGGAAGTTCTAGTGGTTCAACCGGTGCTTCTGCACCAAGTACAAATGCTGCTTCGGGAGTTATTGGTGATGGTGGAAGTGGTGATACTGGATCTATCGGAGATGGAAATGCACACGAAAACAGACCTCCGTATTATTCATTGGCATACATTATGAAGGTATGATAAATAATCAAAAGACTGTCCCAGTAGCGTAATATCAATGGTATTAAGGAATGTAGCTAAAACTTTCAGTCTGGAACAGCAAAGACAAGAGATTAACTTGCTTGCTGCTGATCTGCACGCCCTCAGTGGTATTTCTGAAACTGATCCAGTATTTACAGCATCTGCAGCTTCGTCTGTAACTGCACAAAATATTAGTGATTGGAATTCTGCATATCAGTTTACCTCAAATTTTCAAGAATCCGATCCTATATTTACATCATCTGCTGCTTTTGCAGTAACTCATTTAAGAATTGCTAATTGGGACAGTGCATTTCTATGGGGTAATCATGCTAATGTAGGGTACTTATTAAAGTCCACTATCAATATTTCTGATAATCAACCAGGAAATCCATCTAATGGTGAACTTTGGTGGAAAAGTGATAGTGGTGTATTGAAAGTTTATTATGAAGATGGTGATACAAATCAATGGGTAGATGCTAGTCCTACCGCTGCATCCGCTACTAGCGCAAAAGTATTAACAGCAGATGTACCTCCTGCAAATCCAGTTAATGGCGATTTGTGGTGGAAGAGTGATAGTGGGACATTAAAAGTATATTTTGCAGATTCTGATAGTAATCAATGGGTTGACGCATCTCCGGCAGGAGGAATTACTAGTGGCGGTGGAGGAGGATCTCCATCAATTCTATATGCTGATGTATCATCGTTCCCTGCAGTAGCAGATTCGGAAAGTAAATTTGCATATGCAGATGATACGGGAATAATGTATTACTCCAATGGAGTAAGTTGGACCAGTCAAAGATTAGTAACTACAAATAGTACCACGTCTTCGGATTTTGCAACACTTCTAGGTAATACTCAACTTACTTATAATATTAATGTTGTTGATTTTACTACAGGAACTACGGCAGAGAATGACGCAAGAAAAATAATTAGACTTGAAGATTCTGGTGGTACTACAGATCAAATTGTTTTAGTTGCAGGAACTGGACTAGCAATTAGCGATTCTGGTGATGAGATTCAAATTGATTTGACTGCAAACATTGCAAACTCTACATATTCTATCTCTGCAGAAACTGCGGCAGGAGCAGCAAGTTCTAAACTTACTTTAACTGATAATGCTGGAACTACTGATGATATTACATTTGCTGGTGCTGACGGTTTAGTTGTAGAAAGAACTGATGCTAACACACTCACCTTCAGAGCACCATCTGGTGCTAGTGGTGGATCATATACAACAGAAGATGCCCAAGATGCTGCAGGATTGTTATTCAGCAATGGAACTCATACTGGTATTACTTTTACATATGATGACAATAATAATAGTATTGATGCTGTAGTAACTGGTGGTGGAGGTGGTGGTGGCACTACCTACGATTTGCTTGGTTCAAATACAACCAGTAACAATGCAATTCTTACATTGCGTGATGCTGCTAATAATGATGACACTATTGAATTTACGGGAAGCAACGGAACTGATATTACTTGGGATAGTGCTAATGGTAGGATTACAATTAATAGCACTGCTCCAGTTCAATCAGATTGGGATGCTACTACTGGATTAGCACAGATTCTTAACAAACCATCTATTCCATCTGCATATACATTACCTGCTGCTACAACATCTACACTTGGTGGTGTTATTCCTGACGGTACTACAATCACACTAGATGCTAGTGGTAATATCTCTGCTGTTGCTGGTGGTTATACACTACCAATCGCCGCAGCAGGAACATTGGGTGGTATTAGAGTTGGTTCTGGTTTATCTATTGATGCTGCAGGTATTCTTACTGCTACAGGCGGTTCTAGCGTACCACAGATTCAAGATCTTACAGGTACTACAGCATCACTCGCTGATGACGCAACAGCAGAACTAAATATTACAGGTTACAAAGCATATTCCTTATTTAAGATTGAAGTTGACGCTGCAGCATGGGTCAGAGTATATACTGATGATACTTCCAGAGATGCTGATCAAACCAGAAGTGAAGGAGCAGATCCTTCTCCTGGTAGTGGTGTTATTGCTGAAGTAAGAACTACTACAGCAGAATCTATACTAATTACTCCTGGTATTATGGGATTTAATAATGATAGTCCTAGAACAACTACAATTTATCTTTCAGTAACAAATAGAAGTGGATCCGTATCCACGGTTACAGTAACATTAACAGCACTACAGATCG